GCACTGCAGTCGGCTGCGATCATGCCGGGCAAATACAAAGACCAGCTCCGCGCCATCGATCCATCCGGCTTCGTCTCGACGCAGGCCGTCGGCTCGATCGAAGTGCGCAAGAGCTTCTTCACGAGCTGAAGTGTTCTCCAAACAAGGGCAATCCATGCGAGCCTTTCTCGCCGCATTGATCCTATGCGTCGCCGCCTCGGCGCACGCCGGCGATCCGACCGGCTATTGGGCGAACCTCATAGCCAAGGGCGAGGCGCCGCCGGCGGCATGGTGGAGCAGTCTGGCGAGCGGCAAGGGATCGTGCTGTTCGAATGCCGACGGCGTCCGGGTCGAGGACGTTGATTGGGACACCGGCGGCCCTGCCGGCGAATACCGCGTGCGCTTGAATAGCGCATGGTTCGTGGTGCCCGATAGCGCGGTGGTCAACGAGCCCAACAAGTTCGGCCCTGCGGTCGTGTGGCCTTACACCGACGTCGACGGTGCGACGCAAATCCGCTGCTTCCTGCCGGGAGCGGGCGCCTGAAACTGCCGGCGCATCCGCAAGACTGAGATCGTCCCATGCAGCATCCGTTAACGGCTCTCGCGCCGGAATACACCTCTTTGCTTGCGCGCATGGTGATCACGCGCGAAGCAGCGGTCACCGCGACGGCGAAGAAGCTGATCGGCTTCATTGATCTAGGCCGCTACAAGGCCGGCTGCGATGCGACCGGCGTTCCACAGATCGTCGCTGCAGCCTCGTTCGAGCGCGAGGCAGCGTCGAATTTCCGATTGAGCCCGGCGCAGGGCGACCCCTGGGACCGCGTGTCGGTGCACGTGCCGCGCGGCGAAGGCCCGTTCCAGAATTGGAGCGGCGCGCAAATCCGCGCCTATCGGATTGATCATCTCGACGCCGTCGGCGCGCCAAATTGGAGCTGGGAGCGGTCCTGTTACGAGGAAGAGCTGTTCAACGGCTTCGGGCCGCGCAATCACTGCAAGCACACCGGCTACCTCTGGGCCGGTACCAACATCTACGCCGGCGGCAAATATCCTGCCGATGGCGTGTGGGACCCGAACGCCGAAGACGAGCAGCTCGGCGTGATTCCGATGATGTACCGGATCATGCAATTGCGCCCCGACCTGGCGCTGCCGTCCGCATTTCCCGCCGCCGTGGCCTCGATAGCGCCGCCGGCGCCCCCGGCGCCGCCGCCGATCGGCTTGCACAATGCCGGAGCGCTGCAGGCCGCCTTCAATGCGCTCGGCGCCAACCCGCAGCTCACCGTCGACCACAGCTATGGCCGCGAGACACGCCGCGCGGTCGAGGCATTCCAGCAGGCGGTCGGCCTCATCATCGATGGTCTCGCCGGTCCCGCGACCTGGGCGGCGATCAACGCCAATCTGAAGCAATCGTAGCGGTGACCGGTGAAAAACAAAATCAGAAAGGCGCTGCTCGCCGCCGTCATCCTTGGCATCACCCTGGAATGGTTCTTTGCAATCGCGTCGCATGCTCAAGACATGACGGCCGAACGCGCCGCCTGCGAAGCCGACGCCCGCAAGCTCTGTTCGGCCGGTGATCTGTTTGTGGCGTTTCTCGGCAATCCGCGCCCGGTCGCGCACTGCCTGATCACGAACAAGACCCGGATATCGCCGGCATGCCGCGACATGCTGCGTGCCCATCACGCGACCGATTAAATCTCGAAGTAGTTGCAACATAGGAGGCCATCGATGGCCGACGATCCGAAAACTGCGCCGCAAATCGACAGTCAGAAAGTCGTGCAGGAAATATCCTGGCTCGGCGCGCGCCTGCGCGAGCCGTCCACCTACGCCGGCTTGGCGCTCGTGCTCGGCGCTGTGTTCCATGTCGGAGACGCCCAGGATTGGGCTTCGAACCTGCAGTCGATCGGCATGGGCGTCGGCGGCATCGTCGCCATCGCGCTGCCTGAAGGCAAAGCGACGGCAAAGGTTGCCGCGCTTCTGGCATTGTGCATCCTCGGCGCTTCTTTGCTCGCTCCGATGCCGGCGCAGGCGGCAAACACCGTCCAGTTCACGAAGCTCAAGTCAGCGGTGAAAAAGGACGCGACCGCTCCCGCGGCGGCTCCGCAAAAGACCGTCGATCCCATCACTTGGCTACGGAATTTCGGAACATCCGATCTACAGAACGCGCTCAATCAGGCGACGACAAATAACAATCTAACAACGAAGCCATGCTGGACCTATCTTCTTGGTCTCGCGCAAGGATCTACGCCATCGCTGCTTCCAAATCAGGCAGGAGTCGCGACATTCATCGAAACCGCATTCGATGATGAACAAGTGCTGGCCAATTGGTTTGCCCCAAATGGCGCCTTTGACCAGCTCAATATCGCCTGCGCGCCGATGTACAACAAGGCCAAGGCGCAGGTCGGCATCGCCGGAGCAGGCATTGCTGCCGCGATTGCTGGTGGACCAACGGGGACTGCGGCATTGTGGGCCGCCGTGCAGGCGCTTCTCACTGGCGCCACCGCGCTCGTACCAATCAACCCGTTGTAAAAATGACCGTCGGCGAGCGTGTGCTCGCGGCGCTCGACGAGACGCTGGTGCAGCAGATCAAGGGCGCGGCGGACCAAGAGTGGTTGCAGGTCTCATCCGGCGAGTCGATCGATAAAAGCGTCGAGAAATTCATGGTGTTCCTCGACAAGATCGTCGAGCTGCACCAGAAGATACGCGCTGCGGCAGAGAAAAAATTTGTGTCATGATCTCTCCTCGCGACGCAGTGCTCGCCGCAGCGGCGACCTATGGCGGCGGCAAGCCGGACTTTTCCGGCTACGGCGGCGCGGTCAACGTGTTCCTCAGTCAGATCGGCGACACGCTTGCGGTCTCGACCGAAGGTACGCATTCGGAGTTTGGCTGGGTGCTCGACTTCGACGGCTGGCCAGCGGCCGCGAAGGAACAGGTCGCGCATCCGACGCTGCCGCCGGTGCACCGCGGCTTCCGCGACGCCACACTTTCCGTCATCGACGGCGTGCGCCAGGCGGTGAAGGGCAAAAAGTGGTGCGCGATCGGCCATAGTCTCGGCGGTTCCGTCGCGCTCGACATGAGCGCGCTCCTTGCCGATGAGGGCAATGCGCCGGAAGCGATCTTTCTGTTCGCGCCGGCGCGCGTCTTTCTCGACGCCCCGGACGCGCTCGCCGGCGTGCCGATCGTCGGCTGGCGCTGCGGCGGCGATATTGTGCCCATGGTGCCGTCGTGGGACTGGCGCCCAATCCTGATGCATTTCCCCGGACCGAATAGCGAAACCGCGCACGGCATCCAGAACTTCCTCGACTTCATCAAATAGGAGATCGGCCGCATGCGCAGATATTTTGCCCTTGCCGCAGTGCTGCTCGCTCTTGGCGGCTGCGCCGCATTGCCGCCGTGGGTCGTCGTCGGACTCACCGTGGGTGCTGCTGGTGTTACCGCGGGGACGCTCGGTCTGAACGCTTTTCACGATTGCCGGCAGGACGGCGGCTGCAAGGGCGTGCCATTGCCGAAGTAGGTCCGTGATGCCCGTCAAAACCATCGTTCATCCGGTCACCGGCCGGCCGTTCAAACTCGGCCGCCGACGGCCGATCGCGCGCGGTCCGCGGCTATCGCTGCGCAATTATCTGCTCAAGGGTTTCCCGGCGGCGCCGACGTCGATCGACTATTCGGCGAAGCCTGCGGCGTTCCTGGCGGAGATCCTCGGCAACGGCTCGCTGAGCGATTGCACGTCCGCCGGCGCCTTCCATATCGGCGGCACGCTCTTGGCCAATGCCGGCCAGCCGATCCCCTTCACCGAGGCCGATGTCGTCAAGTTCTATTCCGCGACCACTGGCTACGTGCCGGGCGAGCCCTCGACCGACCAGGGCGGCAACGAGCAGGATGTTCTGAATTACTGGCAGGCGACGGGGCTATTGCCCGGCTCGCATCAGATCTCCGGCTGGGTCGCCGTCGACGGCAGCAATGAGGACGAGGTCAAGGCCGCGCTCTGGCTGTTCGAAAACCTTTACTTCGGCGTCGAGCTTCCGGACGCCTGGATCAATCCGATGCCAGGCGCGTCCGGCTTTACCTGGGACGTCGCCGGAGATCCCGATCCGGACAACGGCCATTGCTTCGCTGGCGTCGCCTACGATGCCGCCGGCGTGACGATCGACACCTGGGGCATGCTCGGCAAGATCACTTATCAGGCAATGGCCAAATATGCCTCGACCGCCGGCCAGGGCGAGCTCTACGCCGTGCTCAGTCCGGACGCGATCGACAAAGCGAGCGGCAAGGCGCCCAACGGCTTCGGCGCCGCGCAGCTCGCCGCCGATCTCGACAGCATAAAATAAGGAGCGACAAGCCGTGCCCGAGACGCTGGTCTACGTCGGCATTGCCGTCGGCTTCGTCCAGACGCTCGCCATCCTTGGTGGCGGCATACTCGTCTCCTTTCGCCTCGGCCGCGGCACACAACGGGTCGAATCGGCGATCCTTTTGCAGAAGGAGCTTTTTAAGCAGGCACAATTATCGATCGTCGAACTGAAGAACGAGGTCACGGCGCTCAAAGCGCTGATGACCGAGGTGGCGTTGCAAAAGGTGGCGATCGAGCAGCTGCGGCAATGGTACGACGAGCTGCGGCACGGCGAGGGATATATCCACCCGCTCCGGAGCCGTCCGGTCAAGACGACCGGCTAGACTGCATTCCTTAATTGAATTCGGCGGCCGCTGGCCGCCGTCCGAGATCCGCCGGGCCCACCGGCGGCTGTCTGAGCGAGAGAACCCTCCGGCTCCGGCCGGAGGGTTCTTTTTGCGTTTCAGGCCGAGAAAAGCTCTGCGGTGACCGCGCCGTAATACTTGCCGGTCCACTGCTCGGCGTTGACGACGATGCCGCGCTTGAGCAGATCCTTGCGCTCGCGCTCGGGTATGGCGAGGAACACCTCGACCACGATCTCCGGCGCGGTGCCGGTGCAGTGCTTGTCCTTCGGTGCCGAAACCTTGACGATGCCGAGCTTCGGGATGACGATCTTGGCGTTCTCGCCGGCTTCGGCCGCGGCGGCGATCAGGATCGACTTGATCTCCTTGATGCGGGCGAAATCGGCCTCGTGCCTCTTGTGGAGCTTCAATAGCTCCTCGCAAAGCGCCTCGGTGTCGGGTTTTTTGGTCATGGCGATCTCCGTCGGGGAGAATCGCAGGGCGCGGTTAATGGATTCCTGACGGCCGCCGGCTCAGTGAAACGCCGACTTCGGATTGTCGTCGTCCTGGTCATTTTCCCAGGCGTTTAGCACTTGGTCGGCGTCGCGCGCCGGCAGAAATTCGAGGATAGCATCGGTTGCTAACCCATCCCCGTCCCACATGAGATCGTAGGCGCGCTGCTTCATCGCCTGTCTGAGGCGATCGACGGCATCCGACACCGGCAGCATCGTGAACAGCGTCCGCTGCCGTTCGATGCGCTTTTCCTCCTCCAGGCTGGCAGTGCGTCCGTCCGCTTGTCGCGCCTCGAGCTCCTCGGCGGCTTTGCGAATAACCTCGATCAGCTTTTCGGGCACGCCGGTATCGACCATGCGCATCGCGAGCACGCGCAGCAGGTGAATTCGGCTGCGGTTCACGTTTCAACTCTCGGGATCTCAGGAGTCGAATCCTGGGTTCTGCAGCGGCTTTTGCCCGCACCGGAGTCGAATCGCGCGTTGAAATCGTTGCTAAACCTACGGCCTGTCACGCCGAAGGTCGCGGGTTCGAGTCCCGTCGCTCCCGCCAGCAATCTCAATAACTTAGACGGCATGTGATTCAAGCGGTACCCCCTCCCGTGATTCGACTCCAAGCCCATTATTCGTTCCGGATTCGGGCCCGTCGTGCACCACCGCGCCGGCGGCCGCACAACGCATGATCGTGAGCTGGAGGGCCCGGTTCGCGACGAACCATTCGCCCCGCGTCCTATAGCTGGCAAACCGCCGGTGCAATTTTTTCTCGTCGGCGCGCGTTCCGGGTACGACGAGCACCTCGCGGACGCGATCAGCCGCTCCAAGGGCAACGTCAGCAACCCGGGACATAGGCGTCCGCGACACGCCAATCTTGATGCGATCACCAGCAATGAGAAAATATACATAGTGAACATCGGCCTCGGGCGCCTGCAAGGATGGGGCGCGCACGCCGAGGCGCGCAGGACTTTCTTTGCGCGCGGTCTGCCATCTCGCATTGAGTTCGCGCGCAGCCGCCTGTGCCGCAGGCCCGGCAATGCCGAGGGCCTGCATTTCGAAGCCGAGCGAACGCATGCGCTTGTTCGGACACCAATAGGCATGGTCCTTTTTGCCGAGGACGCGGTAATAGGGGATGCGCTCAGTCATTTTCGATCATTCCCGCTCTCGCGCAAGCGGCGCCGGCCGCGCACGCGGGCTTCGTCGGTGAGCCGCACCACCGTCGCGTTCGGCGGCAAATAGGTGTTCCGCAGCGCGCGGTTCCTATCGATGGTGTTGCCCATTTTCTTGGCGAGCCCGCGCTCGTCGGCCTCGCCGGCCTCGGCCTCGACGGAACCGGAGCGGCGGAAATCCATCAGCTGGCGCGTGTCGCCCGGAAACTCCGCTTCGCGCACGGCACGGAAATCGTCGCCGAGCGTGTCAGCGGTGTAAGGGACCGGCGGCCGCGGCCGCCCTGGGCCCGCGGCGTGGCCGCGGGTGCGGAAAATCGGCGCATCCGGATGCAGTGTCGGCAGCGTGGCGAGATAGCCCTCCAGCAGCCGCGCCGTGCGCTTGGAGAGCGTGGCGATCGCCGGGGCACCGGTCTTAGTGCGATCGAGCGTAAACAGCGGCCCACGCGCGTCGCGCCGCAATTGCGCCGGCGTCAGCGTGCGCACGTCGACCGGCGACAGCATCGAGTCCCAGGCGACCGCGAGCGCGGCGGCGAGGCCGCGAAAGCGCATGCGCCAGGCGCGCTTGACCAGGCGCACGGCCTCACCCTCGAACCAGATGGCATTGCGTGGCTTCGGCGTCTTGCGACGGATGCCGAGCGATGGATCTTGGTCGCGCTCGCAATACTTTCCGCCGCGCCCTGTCTTCAGCGTGCCGGCGATGCGCCATAGCGCGCGCCAGATCTTCATAGCGCGGTGTGCCTCGCGAATGCCGACGGCGGCGAGCAGCGCCGCATACCAAGAGTCGAGATCCTCGAGCGAGACGGTTTTCGGATCGACGTCGCCGAAGATCGGGTCGATGTGCTTGAAGCCGCGCAGCCAGTCCTCGCGGGTGCGAGGCTTTTTCTCCAGCCAGGTCTTTGTGCCGCGGAAGCGGGCGAACGCCTCGCCGAGGCTGCCCGCCGGGAATATCCTCTCCATTTTTGCCGGTACTTCCGGCGTCTCGCCCTTTGCGAGCTTCGCCCGGGCAATATCCCATCGCTCGTTCCATTGATGAGCGATCGCCCAGGCGTATGGGCCGTCTTCGCCGCAGTCGACCATCTTGAAGCCGAGCTTGGCCATCAGCGTCGGCTTGCCGCCGCGGGCGAGGCAAGGCGCCCAATAACCCCACTTGCGGGCTCCCGGCCGCTGCCGCGTGACGTAGTACCGGATTTTCACGTCACCCACCGCGAATCCTCGCCAGCCGGCCGGGCACGACGTCTCTAGCGTCGCGCGCAGTCGGGCCGACGAGCAAGCGATCGGAAGGGAAAAGCTGTGGATGACGCGAGCGGCGCCAGGCCTTGATCGCGTCGAGATCGAAATTGCCGGTGGTCTCGTCGGGCGCCGGGAAGCCGCGGCCGAGCAGGGCAGGGAGCTTCTGCTCGAACTCCGCCAGCGAGGCGCAGCCCATATGGTAGGCGGCCATGATCGGCGGCACGTCGCCGGCCTCGCGCCTATGCCGCATCGCCACGGGCAGCCTCCCCGGGTATCGAATAGGGCCAGGTCCAGAAGCCCTGCGCGCCGCGCGCCGGAATCGGCGTGTCGAACGCGCGCACGTCGGAAAGCGGCCAGGCAAAATTGAAGGCGCCGCGATCGCTGTCAGCGACATTGGCACCGAAAATGATGCCGGCATTGCGCGGCCGGCCGATGATCGCGGTGCCGAGGCCGGCGGAAAGCGGAAGCAGGCGGCATTTATAGGCGTCGCGTACTCGCTCGAGCAGCTGCCGTGCCTTGTCGACCACGAGGCCGGTCATATTGTCGTCGCCGCCGAGCCGTCGCAACAGATCCTCGACCTCGATCAGTTTCACCGGCCGCGCGCCGGCGTGGATGACAACGCGCACACCGACCAGTTCGGGCTCGCGGATGCGAAAATCCCAGCCGCGGAACTCGTAGGGCTTGGCGCCGACAATGATCAGTGATGCCCATGGCTGCCAAATTGTGAGCGCCTTCATGCGCCGAACAAACTTCGCTGCCGCAATCTCGGCGTCGGTGAGCGGCCGCGCGGTCATGGCTTGACCTTGGCGATGGTGGCATCAGCATCGTTAGCGATTTCCTCCGCAAGATCGGGCGAGGCATTGCCATACTGATAGCTTCGCGATGCGTGGGAGGCAGCCCGGAGCGATTTAATAATCGCCGCCATCGGATGCTCCGGACATTGTGCGATGTGTGCTTTCAAAGCGTCCGCCATTTAGACACACAGCCCTACCGTTTGTGGTTAGCCTGTCGCATCCTGATTACGTCCTCAATGCACGCCTGTCTTGTTGGCTCCCAATCGCCCCCGCAACGTGGCTTGCGGCCTTCTACGCGGCGGCGTTCGTCCTCTTTGTCACTCTCTGGCGGAAAGGCCCAAGAGAAACGACGTGTGGCTTCTTGTTCGACCGTCTCGACTTCCGTCAACATCTAGTGGGTCTCAGCGTTTGTGTGTGACAACGGGGCGAGTGTGGCCGCAATTTTGTGGCGAAGGGTCATGCCGCCTCGCTTCCCGGCTCGGCGGCCGTCTTCGTCCTTTTGGCTACCACAAAGGCGCGGACGTCCGTCTCATTCGCCTGCAGCCATCGCAGCGACGTCAACACCGCCTGCATGCGCGCCATGTGATAGTCGGCAACCGACTGGCGCATGGCGCCGCTGCGGACCTGGCCCGGATAGACGCGCCGGCGCAGCTCGAGCTCGCGGTCGACTTCCTCGATCTGCTGGGCGAGGGAGAAGGTCTTCATGGCGATAGTCTCTCGTTGGCGATCAGCTGCACGAAGGCAAATTTCTCCACCTTACGCAGATCGATGCGGTCGAGATTGTCGAGCACGAAGCGGCGCAGATCCGCGGGCTTGATGATCCAGCGCGAACCGCCCTGTTGCGGCAAACGTCTGTCGGCGCGGCGCCTGGCCTTGACTTCGCCCTTGGCAACCATCGTGCCGAAGTTCTTGCTATCAAAGCCCACGATCTCGCTCGCCTGTCTCAGCGAGCAG